GGTCCGCGAGCCCCGATTTTTCGCTAGAGCCAGCCATTTTGGAGGGTTGCTAAACCTAGTCAGGGACAGGGTTTCTCAATAAGGGTGCCCTTATTGAGAATCCTGGCGGGGAGTTGAGGGGCTCTCTGGGATCGAAAATTGATCAGGAAGGAGCCGCCGGGATGTTGCGCTACGGTTGCGCAACCAAGGCCCCGATGGCCTGATGGCGGCATGAGCATCGAGAGCATCCCTGCGATGGCGAAGCGGCTGGAGCTGTGGCCGCTGGACCGCCTGATCCCCTACGAGAACAACGCGCGCACCCATGGCCCGGCCCAGGTGGAGCAGATCGCGGCGAGCATCCGCGAGTTCGGCTTCACGGCGCCGATCCTGGTCGACGGGAAGGACGGCATCCTGGCGGGCCATGGGCGGCTGGCGGCGGCCCGGCTGCTGGGGATGGCCGAGGTGCCGGTGGTGGTGCTCGACCACCTGGATGCGCGGCAGCGGCGGGCGTACCTGCTGGCCGACAACAAGCTGGCGGAGAACGCTGGCTGGGATCCTGAGCTGCTGGCGCTGGAGCTGAGTGCGATCGAGATCGACCCGGCGGTGCTGGGCTTCGGCGAGGATGACCTGCGCCGGCTGCATGACGGGTTGGACCTCCAGGCGTTCGAGGGGATGGGCGCTGCGACAAGCGGGAGCCCTGCTGCGACGGAGCGTGTGGAGCCGGAGGCTGGGCAGCCTGGGCTGGCGCTCGATGGCGGCGGTGAGGATGAGGCGGCGCCGGAGCCGCTGGGCGATGTGGTGGAGCGGCACGTGTTCAGCGTGCAGATGCTGTGGGACGACCGCGAGGCTGTGCTCGATGCGGTGCGCCAGGCGAAGGAACGAGAGGGGCTGGACGGCACGGCGGAGGCGCTGGCGCTGATCTGCAGGGAGTGGATGGATGAGCAAGGCGCTGGAGCTGATTGAGCTCGGGCATGGGCTGTTGCGGGATCTGCCGGACTGCCGGCTGTGGGGCGTGGATGACGGGGCCCTGGTGCTGGGTGAGGACGCGACGCAGTTCGTGTTCTGCTGGCAGGGTGCGCTGACGGTGCGCCAGCACGGCTGCTGGCCGCATGTGCTGACTGCAGGAATGTGGGCCTCGACGCCGGGGAAGTGCGAGATCCGGCCGGTGGGAACGGACCTGAGCCGCGGCATCGTGATCAGCCGTGCGGGCTGGCTGGGGATGATGCAGATCGGCGGGCCCCTCGAGGAGCGTGGCCGGCTGCGGTACATCGACGGCTGCACGGACAGCCTGCTGGTGCCGCCGGTGCGGCTGGGCGACCCATGCCTGAACGGGCTGTGGTTCCCGATGGGGACGGAGCAGACGATGCACAGCCACCCGAGCGTGCGTGTGGGGATGGTGGTGCGCGGGCGCGGGTGGTGCGAGACGCCGGAGGGTCGGCAGGAGCTGCGGCCCGGGGCGGTGTTCGTGATCCATCCGCATGGCGAGCACCGGTTCCTGACGGGCGCCGACAGCGGGATGACGGTGGTGGCGTGGCACCCGGACTCGGACACGGGGCCGACAGATGTCGATCATCCGATGGTCAATCGCACGATGGTCGATGGCGTGTCGGCGGCGGTGCTGGATGGGATCCAGACGCGATGACGCTGAAGCCGACGAGCACGAACGAGGACGTGATGACGGCGGCGCTGGATCGGATCCGGCGCATCTACGACCTGGCGGACCGTGTGGTGGTGTCGTTCAGCGGGGGGAAGGACAGCACGGTGGTGCTGAACCTGACGGCGATGGTGGCGCGCGAGCGTGGCCGGCTGCCGCTGGAGGTCTACTTCGTGGACGAGGAGGCCTGCTACCCGGAGACGGTCGAGTACGTGGAGCGGGTGCGCGGGCGTGATGATGTGCGGCTGTGGTGGGTGTGCTTGCCGATCCGGCATCGGAATGCGTGCGCGCGGTCGCAGCCGTGGTGGAACTGCTGGGATCCGGCGGCGCGCGATCGCTGGATCCGTCGGCTGCCGGCTGGTGCGGTGACGGTGGCGGATGTGCCGCGGTTCCGGATGGGGATGCAGCTGGACGATGTGGGTCCGTGCCTGTTTGGGCCTGAGTGCGGCGTGGTGGCGGACCTGACGGGGATCCGTGCGCAGGAGTCGCCGCGGCGGCTGCAGACGGTGACCAGGAGGGTGCGGGACAACTACATCGCGGCGCCGCGGATGGGGTACTACGTGAATTGCAAGCCGATCTACGACTGGCGTGCAGAGGACGTGTGGGTGGCCGCGCGGCGTGAGGGGTGGGACTACAACCGGGCCTACGACGTGCAGGCGATGCTGGGCACCAGCGTGGGGCTGCAGCGTGTGACGCCGCCGTTCGGTGAGGAGCCCCTGGGCGGGCTGTGGAAATACGCCGAGGGCTGGCCAGAGCTGTGGGAGCGGATGCTGCGGCGCGTGGATGGTGTGGCCACTGCGGGCCGGTATGCGCTGACGGATCTCTACGGGGCGCGGCTGAAGGAACCACCTCGAGGAATGACGTGGCAGCAGTGGGCGCTGAGCATGCTGGAGCTCTACCCGGAGCCGGAGCGTGGGGAGATCGCGCGCGGTGTTGCGCAGGCGATCAGGATGCACCGGCGGAAGACGCGGCGGCCGATCCACGAGACGGAGGACGACGTGATGTCGGGGCTGAGCTGGAAGTACATCTGCCAGATGGTGAGCAGAGGTGACCTGAAGGGCCGGAAGCGAGGCCAGCTGACGCAGCGCGCGATGACCGCAGCGGCGCGGAAGGGGCTGACGTTCGAGCAGGTGAAGGCGCTGGAGGTGAAGCGATGAGCGTTGAGGACCAGCCGGTGTCGCGTGTGCGGTGGCTGCCGCGCGAGCAGCTGATCGGCAACGCCTACAACCCGAACGTGGTTGCGTCGCCGGAGCTGGAGCTGCTGATCACGAGCCTGGTGGAGGACGGCTGGACCCAGCCGGTGGTGGTGCTGCCAGAGGCAGACGGCCGGCACGTGATCGTCGATGGGTTCCACCGGTGGACGGTGAGCGCGGATCGCCGGGTGAGTGGCATGACCGGCGGGCTGGTGCCTACCGTTGAGGTGTCGTTGGATCCTGTGCATCGGATGATGAGCACGATCAGGCACAACCGAGCGCGCGGGACGCACGCGGTGCTGCGGATGGCGGAGATCGTGCGGCGGATGGTGGACGACGGCGTGCCGGTGCGGAACGTGTGCCGGCGGCTGGGGATGGAGCGCGAGGAAGTGGTGCGGCTGCTGAACCGCGCGGGGATGCCTGCGCAGGCTGGGGCAGTGGCGTTCAGCAAGGCGTGGGTGCCTGGCGAGGGATGATGCTGTCGCTGACGTGGGCTGGGTTCGAGGCAGCGGTCGACGTGATTGCGGCGCAGTGCACGTGGCGCGATCGAGCTGGGGTGTGGGGCGGCGACATGAGCGGCCAGCTGCTGGCGCATGCGCTGAGCTCCAGGCTGGGGCTGCAGGTGTTGCGAGAGCCTGGCCCTGGGGCGCTGCTGCTGTACGGGTGCCTGAGCGAGTGGCCTGCGCCGGCGATGACATGGCCGGATGCGGACGTGTGGGCATGGGTGAATGTGAGCCGAGACGAGCGAGTGCTGGCGGTGGTGCGCGCGCTGCCTGGGACTGAGGTGCTGATGCCCTGGCAGGATGCACAGACCAATCGACGGCCGTTCATGCCCGGGTTCGATGATTGAGGTGGCGAGCATTCGGTACGGCTGCCAGTGGGGCCCGGACGGGCACGTGAGGGGCTGGCCGATGCGGATCGAGTTCGGCGCGGTGGGCCCTGAGGTGACGGTGGACGAGATGCTGGAGGGCCGCGGCCATGCGGTGCTGCTGCTGGATCAGCTGGTGGCGCTGGTGCGCGGGCTGACTGGCCTCGACACGCCGATCGAGCTGGTGCAGCCGGCGCCGGCGGGGCTGGGCCGCAAGCTGGTAGAGGCCGGGTTCTACGTCGCGTTGTGCTGATCTCGCTGGCTGAGTTTGCGACCCGCCAGGGCGTGAGCCCCCAGGCGGTGCGGAAGGCGATCCAAACCGGCCGGCTGTCTCGCAGCGTGCAGCGCAAGGGTCAGCGCAACTACGTGATCGACCCCGAGATCGCGGCGCTGGAGTGGGGACGGAACACGGCGCCGCAGAAGGTGCGCAGCGCGGAGCAGATCAACAAGGGCAAGGCCCGGGCTCGAGGAGAGAATGTGGAGCCACCGGCGCCAGTGGAGCCGGTGGGCGGCCGGACGGGTGCGCACGGTGCGGGCACCTACGCCAGCGCGAAGGCGGCGGCCGAGGGCTACAAGGCGATGCTGCTCAAGCTCGACTACGAGGAGCGGAGCGGCCAGCTGGTGCAGAAGGCAGCAGCGGAGAAGCGGTTCTACGAGGCGGGCCGGCAGGTGCGTGATGCGTTGCTGCGCACGGGCCCACAGATGGTGGGCGAGATTGCGTCCGCGATCGGTGGGATCGATCAGGCGCAGCGCGCGGCAGTGCTGCAGGTGATCGAGCGGCATCATGTAAGGGCCCTCGAGGAGTTGGTGCGTGCCGCTGGCGTCAGCTGACGAAACGCTGCAGGCGTTCTGGCGTGGGCTGCTGCCGGATCCGTTGCTGACGGTGAGCGAGTGGGCGGATCAGCGGCGGATGCTGAGCGCAAAGGCGAGCAGCGAGCACGGTCCGTGGAGAACGGGTCGAACCCCTTATCTCCGCAAGCCGATGAACGACTTGTCGGCGACGAGCACAGTGCAGGAGGTGGTGCTGGTGTTCGGCGCGCAGATGGGCAAGAGCGAGATGCTCAACAACTGGATGGGCTACGTGATGGACATCCAGCCGGGGCCGGCGCTGTTCGTGCAGCCGACGATCGACATGGCGAAGCGGTACTCGAAGATGAGGATCGCGCCGATGATCGAGGCGACGCCAAGCCTGCAGGAGAAGGTAAAGGCACCGCGCGAGCGGGACTCGGGCAACACGCAGCTGATGAAGGAGTTCAGCGGCGGGTTCCTGATCCTGGGCGGCGCCAATGCAGCGAGCGGCCTGGCGTCGATGCCGATCCGGTTCCTGGGCGGTGACGAGATCGACCGCTGGCCGGCGGACGTGGACGAGGAAGGCAGTCCGCTGGCGATCGTGGAGGCCCGCACGCGGACCTTCGGCGTGCGGAAGAAGCAGGCGTGGACCTCGACGCCGACGCTGGCGGGGCGGAGTGCGATCTGGGCGAAGTGGGACACGAGCAACCAGCAGCGGCTGCTGCTGCCGTGCCCGCACTGCGGCCACCGGCAGGTGATCGAGTGGGACCGGATCCGCTACGACCCGAAGGACCCGGGCCTGCCGAACACGCTGCGGACGCCGCCGGTGCTGATCTGCGAGGAATGCGGCGAGGGCATCAGCGAGGACGCGAAGGCCTGGTGGTACGACCCGGACGTGTTCAGCGACGACTGGTGGGAGGCGCTGTTCCCGGAGCGCGAGGTGCAGGGCTACCACTGCTCGGCGCTCTACAGCCCGCTGGGCTGGTTCAGCTGGACCGATGCGGCGGTGGGGTACGAGAAGGCGAAGGACAACCCGGCGGACCTGAAGCCCTGGACCAACACGGTGCGGGCGGAGTGCTGGAACGACGACGGCGAGGCGCCGGACTGGGAGGCGCTCTACAACCGGCGCGAGCTGTACGAGCTGGGCACGGTGCCCGACGGGGTGGTGTTCATCACCTGCGGGGTGGACGTGCAGATGGACCGCCTCGAACTGGAGGTGGTGGGCTGGGGCCCTGGGATGGAGAGCTGGAGCCTGGACTACCAGGTGCTGGCCGGCGACACGGCGCAGGGCGCGGTGTGGCGCGAGCTGTCGAAGTTCATCCGCAGCGAGTTCGGCCGCGGCGATGGGCAGCGGCTGCCGATCAGGATGACGGCGGTGGACTCGGGCTTCAGGAGCCAGGAGGTCTACCGCTGGGTGCGGGGCCAGGCCGGCAACCGGGTGATCGCCATCAAGGGCGGGCCCGAGTCTCAGACCTCGATCATCGGCACCCCAGGCCGTGTGGAGGTGCTGCGCAACGGCCGAGCGCTGCGGGGCGGCGTGAAGGTGTGGCCGGTGGGCAGCAGCACGGCGAAGAGCGAGCTCTACGGCTGGCTGCGGCGGGGCCTGCCTGATGAGGGCGAGCCGCTGCCGCATGGCTGGTGCCACTTTCCGATGCACGGCGAGGAGTATTTCCGGCAGCTGTGCGCAGAGCGGCTGACGAACACGATCGACCGACGCGGCTACAACCGGTTCGAGTGGGTGAAGCTGCGGCCGCGCAACGAGGCGCTCGACTGCCGGATCTACGCCAGGGCGGCGGCGGCCCTGGTCGGTGGGGACCGCTGGAGTGATGAGCGGTGGGAGACGGAGCGCGCGGGCGGCATCGAGCGCGTGCGCGAGGAGCGTCCACGGAGCGAGGCGCCAGAGGAAGACGCGCCGGCGCCGTCGAGATCGAGCTTCTGGGACTGAGTAGCATGGCGGGACGGAGGAGGCCGGGATGAGCACGTTCACGCAGGCGCACCTGGTCGCCATCGAGGAGGCCATTGCCGGCGGCTACCTGAAGGTGCGGTACGACGACAAGGAGGTCACGTACCAGTCGATCGAGCAGATGCTGAAGGCCCGGGCGATGATCGCCGCGAGCCTGCAGCCTGTGGCATCGCCCCGCGTCCGCATCGAGTACCCGGCTGTCACGAGGGGCTACGAATGAATCCGTTCGAGCGCCTGCTGGCGACGATCGCTCCACGCGCGGCGCTGCGTCGCCAGGCGGCACGGCTGCAGCTGGATCAGATGCGCCGGTATGACGCGACGGCGCGCGGGCGGCGGACCGATGGATGGGTGACGCAGGGCAGCTCGGCGGATGCAGCGTCGGGGCCCTACTACGGGTTGACGCGAGACCGTGCGCGGGACCTGGTGCGCAACAACCCCTACGCCGCGAAGGTGGTCGACGTGTGGGTGGCCAACCTGATCGGCTCAGGCTGGAGCTTCAAGGCCAGGGATCCACGGCGCAACGGCCGCCGTGGCGAGACCGTCACGCAGCTGGTGCGGGATTGGATGGCCGACCCGCTGCAGTGCGACTTCTTCGGGCTGCAGAACTTCGACGGCCTGATCGCGCAGGCGGTCCGCTGCTGGAAGGAGTCGGGCGAGGTGCTGATCCGCGCGCGCACCCCGAGCCGCGAGACGATGGAAGCGCTGGGCCTGCGGGTGCCGCTGCAGCTGCAGGTGCTGGAGCCGGACTGGATCGACGAGAACCACGACACGCCAGCGGGCGAGGGCGGCGGCTACACCAGGCGCGGGATCGTCTACAGCGCCGATCAGCGCCGGTCGGCCTACTGGCTCTACAACTACCACCCGGGCGAGAGCGCGCACATCGCGACCAGCATCGTCAGCAGCAAGGTGCCGGCGGACGAGATCATCCACCTGTTCACGCCGAGCCGGCCTGGGATGACGCGCGGGGTCAGCTGCCTTGCGCCGGTGATGCTCCGGCTGCGGGACCTGGGCGATCTCCTCGACGCCCGGCTGATGAAGGAGAAGGTCGCTGCATGCCTTGCTGCTGCGGTCGTGGACCTGGACGGCGTGGGCGACCAGAAGTCGACGATCGGCGACCGGCTGGAGCCAGGCGGCGTGGTGCGGCTGGGCCCTGGGCAGGACATCAGGACGATCAACCCACCGGCGGCCGGCGAGATCGACCGCGTGATCCGCACCTACCTGCTGGAGATCGCGGCCGGCGCCGGCATCACCTACGAAGAGCTGACGGGCGACTACTCGGGCAACAGCTTCACGCAGGGCCGGATGGGCTGGATCGGGTTCCAGCGTCGCCTGCAATCCGAGACGTGGCAGCTGCTGGCGCCGCTGTTGTTCGATCGGGTCTGGCGGTGGTGGTCTGCCCGTGCGTCGATCGTCGGCATCGCGACCGATGGGATGTCTGCAGACTGGACGCCACCGCGGCGCGAGCTCTACGACCCGCAGAGCGAAACCAGCTCGACGCTGAGCCGGATGCGCGCCGGTCTGCTGCCGCCCCAGGAGGCGATCCGCGCAGATGGCTATGAGCCGGACGAGGTGATCCGGCTGTATCAGGAATGGAACCGCCAGCTGGATTCCGCTGGCGTGGTGCTGGACAGCGACCCACGGAAGGTGAGCGCTGCGGGCCTGACGCAGGGGCGGCCTGCGGGCACCGTGCTGCCGCCGACTGGGGAACCTCCAACCGATGCAGTGCCAGCGCCTCAGAGCCCGCCGGCAGCATCGGCCTAGAATCGAAACGCCATAGGAGTGAGCATGAGCGACGGTCTGCTGCAGACCAGGGCAATGTTCGAGCCCTCCACGATCAACGTGGAGGAGCGGACAGTCGAGGTCGTGTGGACGACCGGCGCCCAGGTCCGCCGCGCGAGTTGGTCGCGTGGCGACTACATCGAGGAGCTGAGCCTGCAGCCTGGCGCTGTGCGGCTGGAGCGCCTCAACAACGGGGCGCCGCTGCTCGATGCGCACAGCTCCTATGAACTCCGCAACGTCGTCGGCGTGGTGGAGCGTGCATGGCTGAACGGAAATGAGGGCCGCGCCCTCGTGCGGTTCAGCCGGCGGGATGATGTCGAGCCCGTGTTTCAGGACGTGCGCGACGGCATCCTGCGCAACATCTCGGTGGGCTACAAGACCCACCGGACAGAACGCGATGAGACCGGCGCAGTGCCGGTTGAGCGCGCAGTGGACTGGGAGCCCTATGAGCTCTCGCTGGTCCCGATCCCGGCCGACGCCGGAGCCCAGGTGCGCTCAGACGAGCCCACCCCCACCCCTACGGAGCGATCCATGGACGAACTGAACCAGGGGGCGCCGGCCGCTGAGCCTGCGCCCGAGACCCGCGCTGCTGCCCCCGTTGCCCCCGCTGCCCCCGTGGCTCCTGTGGTGGACGTGGAGGCCGTGCGCGCTGAAGAGCGCCGGCGCGCTGCTGGCATCCTCGATGCCGCACGCAAGCTGGGCGTGGCGGAGGCCACCGCGCAGCAGCTGATCAGCGATGGCGTGAGCCTCGATGAGGCCCGTGCCCAGCTGATCGATGCGCGCGCCACCCACGAGCGCACCCAGGCCCCGACCATGCAGCGCGTGGAGGTGACCCACGACCATGGCGAGAAGCGCTTCGCTGCGAAGCTCGACCACCTGAAGGCGCGCGCTGGCTTCGGCAGCTACGACGACGGCGGCGCTCGCGAGTACCGGGGCAGCACCCTGCTGGACCTGTGCCGCGACAGCCTGGACCTGGCCGGTGTGTCGCACCGCGGCCTCGACAAGAGCGAGATCGCCCTGCGCGCGATGCACTCCACCAGCGACTTCCCGCTGCTGATGGCGAGCATCCAGCGCGTGACGCTGAAGGCGGCCTATGCGCCGGAGGCCCAGACCTGGCGGCCGTTCGCGGAGCAGCGCAACCTGCCCGACTTCCGCGAGATGAAGGAGATCGAGGTCGGTGGTCAGATCATCCCCGAGGAGATCAAGGAAGGCGGCGAGTACAAGGCCGGCACGGTCCAGGAGCAGCAGGGCGCCTGGGCGCTGACCGAGTACGGGAAGAAGCTGGTGATCGGCCGCCGGCTGATCATCAACGACAACCTGGGCTACATCACCCGCGCTGTGCAGGTGCTGGGCCGCGGCGTCGCCACTCTCGAGTCGAACCTGGTGTGGGGCCTGATCACCGGCAACGCGAAGTGCATGGCCGATGGTGTGGCGCTGTTCCATGCGAACCACAACAACACCGGCACCGGCGTGATCGGTGAGGCCTCGATCAGCGAGGCCCGGCAGAAGATGCGGAACCAGAAGGACTTCACCGGGAAGAACCCTCTCTACGTGGTGCCGCGCTACATCCTGCTGCCGACCACCCTGGAGACGGCGTTCGACAAGTTCAACTCGACGATCGTTCCGAACCAGACCAGCAACGTCAACATCTTCTCGGGCTACCTGCAGAAGATCGTGGAGCCCCGCCTCGATGCCAGCAGCACCGCGCAGTTCTACATCGTGGGCGAATACCCCGGCGTAGATCGCGTGGTGTTCGGCAACCTGGAAGGGGAGGGCGGCCCGACGATCGAGTCGGAGATCAAGCGCGATCCCGATGGCATCGTCACCTACCTGCGCCACGACTTCGGTTGCATGGTGTCGCAGCACCAGGGCTTCTACCGCTCGACCGGCGCCTGATCGCGCTGACATCTGTCCATCCATTCCGAGGATCGATCCATGAAGAACCACGTGCAAGAGGGGCGCTACGTCGAGGTGCCCCTGCCCTACGCCCGCCTGTCTGGCGAGGGCGTGCTGATCGGCAGCCTGTTCGGTGTGTGTGTTGTGGATGGCGCTTCTGGCGCCAGCATCAACATCGACACCGAGGGGGTCTACGACCTGACCGCCGCGACCGGTGCGAGCACCGACGCCACCTTCGGCGCCGCTGCCTACTGGGACAACACCGCCAAGAAGGTGACCCCGGTGAGCACCAGCAACACCCTGGTCGGGGTGTTCCTGGCCGCCAAGGCCACCACGGACGCCGTGGCTCGCGTGCGGCTCAGCTGATGCGGAACGACCTGGCGGGCATTGCTCTCCGGGCGGTGGTTCGGGTGATGGCGGAGCAATCCCCCATCACCTACCGCCGAGGCGCTGCTGTGTACCAGCTGCGCGGTGTGTACCAGGCCTCGCATGTGGGCCTGGATCCTGAGACTGGCGTGCAGGTGCGATCGACCCAGCCAGTGCTGCTGATCGACGGTCGCGACCTGGCAGTGGAGCCGCGCCAGGGCGACGAGGTGGAGGTTCGTGATGGGCTGTTCCGTGTGCGCGATCCGCAGCCGGATGGCCACACAGGTTGGCTGCTGATGCTGCATCGGCTGCCACTGCCGGCGGTGTTCGAGGTTGGTGTGTTCGAGGTTGGAGTCTTCGCCTGATGCCACTGAATCTGATCCGCCGACTGATCAAGGGAACGCCGCTGACTGCGGCGGAGCACGACGGGAACCTCGACGCGCTGGAGGAAGCGATCGAGGAGATCGCGCTGACGCCAGGCCCCGCTGGTCCTGCTGGCCCCACTGGTCCGGCCGGCCCTGCAGGGCCTGCGGGTGCGACGGGTCCGACTGGCGCCACAGGGCCTGCTGGCGCGCAGGGCCCGGCCGGTCCTCAGGGGCCTCAGGGTGCAACAGGGCCTGCGGGTGCCACCGGCCCGGCGGGCCCGGCTGGGGCGGATGG